CGTTCCTCAATGTCTTTCATACTTCCGAATCGATGGTAGTTTCGGATGATGATTGTGCCTTTGGTGAACAGCCGTTCCAACGCCCATGCAGTAAACATGTCGTCGGTCGGTTCTAAAGGTGAACGTGGAGCAGGTTCAGGTTCATCGTCCTCATCCACTGGTGGTGTGTGGTCTAACTCATAGAGTGCTTCGGCTACATTTCCTTCGTTCTCACGAAGAGCCAGTATGGCGGAACTACGACTCACACGTCCCAAACTCATGACTTCATCTACGTCGCTTTCCAAGACTGAAATGCCGTTTCCAATGTGGATGCGTGGTGAACTTTCGCCTCGAAAGATTGTCATACGCCGACCTGGACGAGCATCGATTTGCACGACGTGAGGTCTATGAATCCATTGGCTGATATATTGGTCCAGTTGTCCGGTGTCTGTATTCTGTCTTACTGGAAAGTCGTCTGGAATGATTGGAGCTTTAGGTAGAACTTCGGTCTCGCCGAGTTCTTTGCGGCATAAGGGGCAGGATGCAGTGGTCTGGATTGTCCATCGACCAATGCATGCAGTATGGAAGGTATGTGCGCACCCTAAGGTGCAATGGCCAGTATCGGCAGTAATGGTTTCGAAGCAAATTGAGCAGTCTTCCATGATATACTCTTGGGGGGGAATCCTACTAAACTGGACTTATGAAATCCGTTTTTACGCAGACCAATACCCTTCTTCGAGTTTATCTTCACCAACCGACAAGAATCTTTGAAAGTTTTGATGAACATAGTTTTCAGCACGACCCGTGAAGTTTTTCCCTCTCCAGAACGTGTCATAATAACTGTTCCATTTATAGTCATCGTAGTCCTCATCAAACATCCTTTGAAGTGCAGTCGTCATCGTCTGATCGAAACTAGGATCCATGAGTGGATCGCGTGGAGGTGGAGGTGGTGACACGACTCGTGGTCGGTGTGTTTGACGCGAACGATAGTCATGAATCATCATGATTGCGTTCACAATGTCTTCAGGATGACGTATCAATGCACGAATAGCTTCTGAACGAGTGGCTTGAGTTTGTTCCATTACAATCTTAACATCTCCTTCATATACGGATATATTCGTTCCAGGTTGAATGAATACTTCTCCTTCTCGTGGAGGTGGTAGTGATGGTACATCTTCTTCTATTTCTGGTCTACTCCAATGGCGTAGGGGTCTATTACTATCCCATAGTAGAAAGTTACGTATTCTTTCTACACCATCATCATAGTAGAGAGTACGTTGTTCGGGTTTTTCTGTTTCGGAAAGTGAGTGTCTACATAACGGACAGGACGGATTTGTAGACGACCATTTCGTTAGGCATTGAATGTGGTAAGAGTGTGAACAAGAGAGAGTACAATGTCCTGTAGAGGCATTGATTGAATCATGACAAATTGAGCAGTTTTCCATGATAGAAATGGGGTGAAAACGTATACCATTGGAGTTTTAGAATCCGTTTTCTAATGACTTTAGATGGAAATACCCATCCTTGCTCTGAACTCGGCTTCCATTTTAGTCCTTCGTTCCGTCTCTTCCTTGTCCTCAACCCATGTGAATGTGTAGGGAACATTGTAAATCCTAGCGCACTCCAAACTGAATCCAGTGCGTTGATAGGTACTGAATCCTAAAACCTCGGAAGCACGAGACATCAAGAAGAAATCCAACAAGGTATCTCGTAACTCTTCGTCCGTTGGAGACTGATTCTGTCCGATGTGGCACACGGCTGTAGGGAGTGAACGAATGTTTGCACCGGTGAGTGCCTCCTTAACCGCAGTGTTGGTGGAAATGAGCACATAGGTCTTGTCTGCGTCAACCTTGGAACGCACACTCGCGACTAAATCCGTCATCAACTGGTCATTCAAGGTCGCTTGGCTTGAAGCAACTGCATGAGGGAAGCACACTGCATCGTCCATTCGAACATGGAGGACTGAATAGGCTCCAGTGACACCGAGTTGAGTCAATGAGCTTGCAATGTACGTCTCGAGCTCTGCGCTGGGTTGGAGCTTTGAGCGAATCAAGGCTTTCTCGGACTCGAGGAGCCCGTTGTAGATGTTCTCCTTGCAGCAGTGAGTGAAGAAGGTAGGTTGCTGAATCTTGTTGAAATAGCGAACGACTTCACGGACAATGTGTTGGTAAGCAATGTCGTTCTCATCGTGTTCAACAATCAGCGAATCCACATGGAAGTTTCCAATGACTGCATAGTTTGGAGGTCGTTCAAGGGATTCGTCACAGGTCAAAAACTTGCTCATTGGGTGATTACGCAAGTCCATATCGAAGGCTACATCTCTTCCAGTGTGTCGCTTGAGAGTTTTGAGTAATTGAAGCATGGAGATACAACCACGAAGGTAATCTCCTAGACCCGACGCCTTGAAGTCGAGGAATTGGGTTTGATAAATGTTGACCACCTTGGTCAGTGTAGTATTGGAGTACGCGGAGGCGATTTCGGCACAGGACATACTTGTATAGAAACACTCACATTTAAATCGGAACCACCCGATAAGGTTAATGGACGCACTCCGCAAGCACATCGATTCCTTACCTGAACCTCAACGACGGGTACAAATCGACCAATTCATCCAACTCTTCCAGCAACATAACGTTCCACCCATTGCTCAAGCGTTTATGGGACTGAAAAACTGTTATCCAGCTTTTCCATTCTTCAAACCGGAGCGTCAGTTTCGAGAGTATCTTGCATGGTGTGACTTGTATGATTACAACCATCATCCAATCGTTCTTCAACTCGCTCAACGATTCGGTGCATCGTAGCAGTCCGAACACTGTAGCCATAGATCAGACATGCTCTGTTGTCCACATGCGCATCGTCTGGGTTCACCCAATCGGATTCGTTGCATTTCGCACGATAAACACAATCCTGCGAAGGTTTCGCCCTCTTCTAGTTGGAACATATCGCCGCATTTGTCGCATTGACATTCTCGGTCGCAACTAGGGCAATCTTCCAAGATACAATGGTAACTATCGTGTAGACAGCCTCCATGTTGCATATGGTCTCGTTGTCCGAGTGAATTGTGTTTGCATCCAACACAGGTTTGGAGAATCGGGGAGAGTGATTCGTAGTCGCGGTCCTCTACGGTTCTACAGACATCTTCAATGAACTCTTCAACCATGTAGTCGAAGTCTTCGTCTGGGTCAATTTGCTTGAACTTGAACACACCGTCGGTGCAGTACTTTAAGAGTTTAGACCACGCTTCGTCACATCGTAGTCTAAACGCTTCGTTGGTTTCAAAGATACGCACTCGTTGCGTCATATAGTCTTTACAGAGGGTTTCATAGGTAAGGGTGTAGAGATAGCTTTTCTCTTTGCAGGGTGTTTCGTAGATAAGGGTGACTGACATTTTGGGGGGAGGTCTACTTTACTGGACTATTAGAATCCGTTTTTATTGCTTCAAGAGTCCATGTTGGACGTACTTGTGGACCACGGCAAAGACAAGCGCGTGGGTGATGAGTTGGACCATGTGGCTTGAACCTGGTGGTAGGGAAATCAAGACGCCTGGTGACAACAGGTAGAAGAGAATCGCTGTAGTGAGCAAGTACATATAATTCATTTTATTAGTAGGAATGGAAAATCTTTAGAACTCCATCAAGCAAGGTCCATCCGTTCGAGTTTTGTCGGGGCATTGTTTATTGACAAATCCCTCTCTGGAAAAAACCGCAGAAGGGCCTCCGCGGTTGCCGGGAATACACTTATCCGGTCCAGACACACACCCTACACCTGGACACCAAATAAGAGAACCTGGGCATGAATCGCTGGCAGACTTACCTGCCATAAAGAAGACTATGAGTGCAACCACTGCTAAAAGGAGATATCCGCTCCACTTTGGAAACTTCATTTGTATCTTACAGGAGTTTCTTCTTCGGACAGGTGTTACACCCTGGCTTCTCTTCGGCAACTGGAAGGGTGGTCCACAGATACATGAAAAAGACTACAAACGCAAGTAAGACGATCCAGGCAATCATTTGTGTTCCCAAAACAGAATGTTCTATGGAAATAATCCCGAGACCTGCCCCCGATGGATTCAACCCCCAAACCTGAACTCAATGTTGACGACCTTGATTGCCCCTCTACTTTACAACTACAACGAATACTTGACTTTAAGAAGCGGTTTCCTAAACTCACAGACCGACATAAACGACGTATCCGATACATCTTAACCAAATTCAGAGCCAAACAAAAGAAGATGTTGGACGAAGGCTACGATGACCCTGACTACGACGACCCTGACCCCTACGACGAAACCTACCTGTTCTACTGCTTTACAGGCACCCTGGAGGACTAAACTAATGGGAATCCCGTATTATGTGGCTTCACTGTTACGGGTGCACAAACATATTCAACGTCGTCTGGTCAGTGGATATAAGGTCGACCTTTTTGCCATTGATTTCAACTGTTTCATTCATCACGCACTCAAAGCCGAGAACCCCGTCGGGAGTGTGATTGTTGCGTTTCATGAGCTGATGAAGACCGTCGAAGCAAAACGAGTCTACATTGCATTCGATGGATTGGTTCCCTACGCAAAGATGGTTCAACAACGCTATCGTCGTATGCGAAACGGAGAGCCAGGCGACTTTGATAAACATCAGATTTCCCCTGGAACTCCCTTCATGAAGAAGTTGGCACAAGCACTGCGATTCGTGTTTCCTGAAGTGATTGTCTCGGACACACTGGAACCTGGCGAAGGAGAACACAAGGTCTTTCAATGGTTACGCACTCAACCTCCTTCCTCCGTCTGTATCTATGGATTGGATGCCGACTTGGTCTTGATTGCGTTAGCACAGAGTCATTTGGGAAACATTCATCTCTTTCGTGAATCCGAAGAGAGTGGACAAACCTTACTGTCGATTCGTGAACTGGAAAAGGTCTTGCCCATCGAGAAGGATGTGTTCATCAAAATGAGTATCATGTGCTTTGGCAATGATTTCATGCCGAATCTAGCCATGTTTTCATTACGCGAGAACGGATACACTCGTGCGCTCTATTATGCCGACCGAAACGATGCGAATAAAGATGAACTGAAAACACTCGTGAAATGTGCGAAAGGTGTGAATCGACATATTTTGGCACCCGATGGACATGCACTGGAACAACGCATGTCAGTTCACTTAATGGATGGAGTCTTGGATTGGGAACCTGTGTGTCGAGCGTTTTGGAAGACCTTCGAATGGACCCATCATTATTTCACGACTTCTGAAGTTCTGGACTGGGAATGGGTTTATCCGTATCCAGAAGCACCTCTGCTTCAAACCTTGGAGGACTTTGAACGCCCCACCGAGTTTACCTGGGACCATCCAACTCCGACCATGTCCGTTGAAGATCAATTGCGATTTATTCTGCCCGAAGCCAGTCTGGTCAAAACAGGCTTAACTCCAGTGTTTCCAGATGAACTCTACGATGAAGAGAAAGAGTCTCGTCATCCTTGGTTGCGTCGTTTTGCGTGGGAATGTGATCCATGGGTGTCTTTGCCTCACGGCACACTTACATCCGTAAGCGAAATCCGTTGGGTGTGAGTCGGAACCCTGCTGTTGCCTTTGCATTGCCTAGAAAGATAGGTCGTTGAACTTGGGTTTCGTTGGTGCGTTCCAATGCATCTTGTGGAAGTACCACGACATCCGGGCGAATTTGAACTTCAAAGTTTGTATCACGTTGACTCACATACTCGGCTTCAATACGCTTCATTTCTTGAATCTTCTTGAGAACGACAATCCCATTGACATCTTGCATCACTTTCCAATGACGAGTAATATGTGCAAGGTACGTGTTGCGATACTCTCGTGCAGGGCGACTCTTAACAATGTTACGAAGTGTCGCAAGACACTCTTCAACGGATGAATACAATGGTTTGTGAATGCGTCGGTTCACTGCATTGTGGGATCGAAAGGTAAAGATCACAAACTCCTGTCGTGAGTTCAACATTCCCGGAAAATGAATACGATAGTTGTTCAACAAAGTTGAGAAATGCTCTTTACAACTCGGGCAGGTAATCGAGTCACGAAACATCTCGAGCCACGACGACATCAACTCTCGTTCAGCGGTCGTTGGGTTCTCGGAATAGGCACAGGCGGTTGAATGGAGCGTCATCCATCCCAATGGACCCCAAATGGATGTCATTGTCTATGCTTAAGAAATCATCCCCGCTTCTTGAGCGTCCGAGTAAATCTTGCGAACAATCTTGTCGGGTGTGTTGTCCTTGATAGGCAGTTTGTTCTTGCGAAGGGTTTGGCGAATGGCTGCAATGTTCATCTTGGACGCACTGGATGCAATTCGTGCACGACGTCTGGAGAGTCCTTTTTCAGTGAGGATACGCAATGTCTTACCTACCTTACGACTCGGTGGGGCTTTGGCGGGGTCGGCAACACCTTCAAAACGCGGCTTGTTTCGCGCGGTCTTTCCGCCTTTGAGAATCCCAAACTTGGGCTTGGGTGAACTCTTGGGTGTAGTCTTGCTAGCAACCTTTTCCTGTTTGGGCGTGGCTTTGCCACCCATCTTGACGATTTTGATAGCGTCGCTCATTACTCAAAACGGACAAACATTATTTACAGAGAGTCTACCCCATAGTAGATACCATGGAATGGGAAGCAGTTAAAGCTCACTTTGCAAATGGTGTTCGTAGGTTCGTGGACCATCAAATTGATTCGTATGAAGACTTTGTTCGCAATAAGCTCCCCTTGATTATCCAGTCGACGGCACCCATCACTGTATGGCACGAACAAGACCCCTTGTTGAAGAAATACAAGTATGAATTCAAGCTCTCGTTTGAAAAGGTGACCTATATGAAGCCTCGTATCCAAGAGGCAACCGGTCGCGTCAAACCCATGCTTCCCATGGAAGCTCGTGTGCGTAACTTCACGTATGCCGCACAAATGTATGCAGATGTACGCTTCACTGCTCGAACGTATAAAGGTGAAAAGTATGAAACCTACGATGAAGAGTCTCGCGTGTTTGAAGGCATCAGTCTAGGCAAGTTACCTGTCATGTTAGGCTCTTCCTTGTGCCTTCTCAATGACTACCCTTTGTCACTCGAAGAGTACGGAGAGTGCGCACACGACCCACTCGGATACTTTATCATCCACGGCTCGGAACGAACCATTCTGTGCCAAGAGAAGGTAGCCGATAATCGTATCATGGTCTTCCAGTCCAAGAAGACCTCCTCTAAACACTCCTACTCGGTGGAAATGAAGTCGCTTCACGAAAGTTTCACGATGCCGCCCAAGAAGTTGGAGATTCGTCTGTCCAGCAAGTTCAATGGATTTGGATACCCTCTGCTTGCGTGCGTGCCTCGATTCCGCGAAGACATTCCAGTCATGGTCTTCTTCCGTGCCTTGGGTGTGACATCCGATGCCGACATTGCAAAGTTAGTCTGGGAATCACTTGAGGATCCACACATTGAACTCTTGTCTGCGTCCTTCCGTGACTGCTCTGAACTTGGAGTGTTCAGTCAAGACGAAGCTGTCTCGTATCTGTCGAACCACCTCCAATACGGAACCAATCAAGAGGACAAGTGTGCGTATGTCCGACAACTCTTGGGAAGTGAATACTTGCCCCATGTCCGCTTTATCGGTGAGAATGCACCTCTCGGTGTGTTGAATGCCCGCAAGTGTATGTTGACCGCAAGCATGATTCGTCGACTCATCTTGACTGACCAGAAGTCCATTGCGTTGGACGATCGAGATGCGTACCCTAACAAACGAGTGGTGACCACCGGTGCATTGTTGACCCACTTGTTCCGACAACTCTTCCAGAAGGTCTGTAATGATACGCGTAACGAGTTCGTACAAGAAGTCAACAATGATGCGTGGAAGAAGGGAGAAGAAGGCCCTAAACCGATGGAGATTCTCAACATCAACAATTTGTATAAAATCTTGAAGTTGTCAACGATTGAAGGCAAGTTGAAGCAAGCGTTGGCTACCGGTAACTTTACGGTTCAAGGTCTTGGAACCAGCAGTAGCACCAGCTTATCGAATGCGACCAAAGTCGGTGTCTCTCAAGTCTTGGCGCGTATGTCCTACACCAGCACATTGAGTCACTTGCGTCGTATTCAAACACCTGTGGAGAAATCGGGCAAGTTGTTGGCTCCTCGTAAACTCCATGGCACCTCATGGGGATTCGTGTGTCCAGTCGAGACCCCAGAAGGTCATTCAGTCGGTATTGTGAAGAACATGAGCTTGTTGACTTCCGTGTCTCAACACATTCCAACCAATACATTGCTTCACTTCCTTCAAGACCATGGAAACTTGACGTGGATTGAAACGCCTCATGTCTATGAAGGTACTGCAGTCACCTTGAATGGAGTCATTATCGGATACACACAAGCACCCGATACATTGGTGAAACGATTGCGAACGGCCAAGCATTCCTTCCGATTACACCCACACACGTCCATCGCATGGTATACGCTTCTCAATACCATCATCATTGAAACGGATGCAGGACGACTGGTACGACCTGTGTTCCGTCGAGGCTGTGAATGGCCTGCTGTGGGTGCCGATTGGACGACATGGATGAAGAGCTGTATCGAATACATTGATGCGTCGGAAACCGAAACACTTCACATTGCGATTTCCAAAGAACACGCAACACCACAGCATACACACTACGAGATTCACCCTAGCTTGATTGTCGGTCATATGGCGAGCAGCATTCCCTTGTCGGACCACAATCAGTCTCCACGAAACACCTATCAGTCTGCGATGGGTAAGCAGTCGATGTGCGTCTACGCAGGCAACTATGCGAAACGACTCGATAAGAACGGATATCTCTTGTGCAGTTTGACTCGTCCGTTGGTCGAGACACGTGCGATGAACATCTTGAAGATGCACGAGATGCCGTATGGAATGAATGCGATTGTTGCGATTGCATGCTATGGAGGCTACAATCAGGAGGATTCGATTATCATGAACCGAAGTTCAGTCAATCGTGGGTTCATGCGTGGACTCTACTACACAATGTACAAGGATGAAGAGCATCGTAATGTGACCTCGGGTCGAGAGGAAAAGTTCATGAAACCCATGCGACACAACACTCGCAAATACAAGACTACCAGTTACGATGCAGTCGGAGACAACGGAATTCCCATCTTACACTCGACGCTTCAAGAGAACGATGTGGTGATTGGAAAGGTTGTGAATCTGCGTAACGATACTGCTGGATACACTTATCGTGACGCAAGCACTACACACAAGAATACAGAACCCTGTCGTATCGATGGAGTGTGGCAAGACAAGAACAGTGATGGCTATCCGTTCATCAAAGTACGTGTGGTCTCTGAACGTGTGCCACAGATTGGAGACAAGTTCTCCTCTCGACACGGACAGAAGGGAACGGTTGGAATGCTGTTGGACGAAGAAGACATGCCTTTCACTGCGTCTGGATTACGACCCGACTTGATTATGAATCCTCACGCAGTTCCTTCGCGTATGACGATTGCGCAGTTGATGGAGAACATCTTTGGAAAGGTCGGTGTCCGTAAAGGAACACTGGGTGATGGAACTCCGTACAGCCACTTGAAGGTAGAAGACTTGCGTAAACACATGTTGGAGTTGGGACTGCATCCCTACGGTAATGAGATTCTGTATAATGGACAGACGGGAGAAATGATGCAGGCTGAAATCTTCATGGGACCTACCTTCTATCAGCGATTGAAGCATATGGTGATTGATAAGAAGCACAGTCGAGGTAAGGGACCGATTGTGAGTTTGACACGACAACCGTGTGAGGGACGCAGTCGAGATGGAGGTCTTCGTGTCGGTGAGATGGAACGCGATTGCTTACTGAGCCACGGTGCCGCGGCATTCACGAAGGAACGCTTAATGGATGTATCTGACCCGTTTCCAACCGGTATCTGTAAGACCTGTGGAACACTTGCAGTGGTGAATGAAGAAGAGATGATTTACTCCTGTGGAACCTGCGGCAACAAAACCGAATTCATCACGAAGACCATCCCGTACGCGATGAAGCTGTGGATGCAGGAACTAGAAGCGATGCATATTGTTCCTCGGATGGTTCTTCAGTAATTCGATTGCATGTGAGGACATGATGCAGTCCCCATGAAAGACAACTTACACAGATCACAAGCAACACAACGGATGTACCTAGAGCTAACTCTTGGTCTTCATCCATAGGTGTTTAGCCGAGGCGTCCCTTAAACCCCCTTTTTTCCTACAACGTTCCTGAAAAAAACTTTCTTGCTTTGGAACATAACAACATGGGAGGTGGTCTTTTACAGCTTGTCAGCTATGGCGCACAGGATATCTATATTTCAGGTAATCCCCAGATTACCTTCTGGAAGGTGCTTTACAAGCGCCATACAAACTTCGCCATGGAATCCATTGAGGTTACCTTCAACGGCCAGGCTGACTTCAACAAGCGTGTCACAGCGGTGATCAACCGTAACGCCGACTTGATGTACCGAACATACGTCCAGGTTGTTCTCCCAGCAGTCGACCTCACAGCCGGTTCCACCAACTTGAACCGATTCCGATGGCTCAACTACATCGGTCACAGACTCCTCAAGGTTATTGAGCTCGAGATTGGAGGTCAACGCATTGACCGACAATATGGCGACTGGCTCCAAATCTGGACCCAGCTCTCCCAGGATGCAGGTACCATTGCAGCCCTCGATGACATGATTGGCAACACCCACGACCTCGTCCTCATGAAGGACCGACGTGGTTATGCCTTGGATGCCTCTTGCGCCGGTGCCGAGCTCACCAACTCTTGTGCTCCCCGATCTGGTACACCAGCCAAGACCCTCTACATCCCTCTCCAATTCTGGTTCTGCAGAAACCCAGGTCTTGCTATCCCATTGATTGCCCTCCAGTACCACGAGGTCCGTATCAATGTTGAGTTCGAGCAATGGATCAACTGCTGCTACTATGAGCAGACTGGTTCCACTGCAGCTGCAACCTCCATCCAGTCGTTGACGGCTGCCTCCCTCTACATTGACTATGTGTATTTGGACACCGAGGAGCGACGACGATTCGCCCAGCAGACTCACGAGTATTTGATTGAGCAGCTCCAGTTCACAGGTGCTGAATCCATCACCTCCTCCTCCAACAAGATCCAGCTCAACTTCAACCACCCAGTGAAGGAGCTCATCTGGGTTGTTCAACGAGATTCCTTCGTTGACTGCACACCCAACCAGAACTTCATTGCAGAGGTCAATGGATGCCAGCCATTCAACTACACGGATGACTTCACCACAGAGGGTATCGTCATGGATGTCCTTGCCCGTGGTTCCCTCGGTAACACCAGCAACGTCACAGCCAACCAACCTATCCCCACCACAGCAGGCGATGGTCCTTCAGGTCCTTACCTCCCAGGCTTGGGAATTGCCTTCGGTCCTTCTCTTGGAGGTGCTTCTTGGTTGGACTCTGGTCCAGACCAAGGCGAAGAGGTCTTTGCAGCCACCACCAACTATCTCCTTTCCAAGGTTATCCTCGATTCAGGCGTCAAGTGCTCTGGCAAGAACCCAGTCGAGGTTGCCAAGCTCCAGCTCAACGGCCAGGACCGATTCACAGAGCGCGAGGGCCGATACTTCGACCGCGTTCAACCTTACCAACACCACAGCCGAACTCCCTCGGTCGGTGTCAACGTCTACTCCTTCGCACTCAAGCCCGAGGAGCACCAGCCATCCGGCACCTGCAACTTCTCACGTATCGACAAGGCAACCCTTCAGCTCACTGTTTCAGTCAACACAGTCCGCTCTGGCCGCACTGCTCAAGTCCGCGTGTATGCAGTTAACTACAACGTTCTCCGAGTTATGTCAGGCATGGGCGGTCTTGCATACTCCAACTAAACGTGATAACTAAATAAGTAACAACAAGGGGAAACCCACCACTGTGTTTGGAAACCCAAAAACAGTTGTGACTCGGTAATAAATGATTCATTTCATCTTAACTAGTGGAATGGGAAATGCAGGGGGGTTCTTCTCTGTCTTCTTCTTCCTTTGTAACGCATACATCCGTGCAAAGAAAACAAACACTCCATTCTATATCGCTCATGCGGATTGGCCCTACAACCGATGGCATGATTACTTCACAACGTTGGACTTAAAAGATGATTACTTTACATCACGACTACGTTGTTCACACTTGAATGTACCAAGCGACTGGAAGTACACGTTGGGAGACTATAGGGATGCAGTTCGTGAGATATTTGTATTACGCGATCCTCTTATGGCTAGGGTTGAATCCATCGTGTCTTCTCTAGGTCCATTTATTGGACTCTTTGTTCGACGAGGTGATAAACTCTTCGAAGAAGCCAAATACATTCATGTGAAGGATATACTCTCACACATTCCACATACCGAAAACACTACGTTCTTTGTGCAAACCGATGACTATACCGTGGTTGAAGAACTTCAACAAGAGATGCCTAACAACCGAATTGTTACCATTGTTCCTACTACGAAACGAGGATCCTATCATAGCAAGGCGTTTAGAGAGCGCGAACATCGACACGATATTCAATCATTGGAAGAGAAGTCAAAGGAACAGAAACAAGTTGAAACCGAAGAAATGCTTGTAGGATTGAGTGTATGTTTGCGGGGTACAGAGTGTTGGACCGACGACACTTCGAATGTGGGTCGATTCTTAAAACTATCCAAGCCGGAGACTGTAAAGATTTACCCACAGGACTATCCATTGGATCCATCCAGTATGGGACATCCTGCATGGACAGTTCGGTGTGTTTAGAACTCCAAAAAACAGTTACGGGTCAAACAAATAAGTATGAGTTTGTGTATCCTCTATCTCGCATCTCCTCTTTCCTTTAGAATCCCTGGGTCCACTGTGTCGCGTTATAGTATGTTGGAGGCATCCATTCGTCAAACTCGCAAGTGTTTTCCAAACACAGACATTTTCGTATTCCATGAGGATTTCACGATGGATGAAATAGTTAAGCTCGAAGGCGTTAAGCACTGTATTCAGATTGATTTCAAAGGGTTTGAAGGCATTTATAACCGTTCACTTCCTCAATCACGTGGATACCTTATGATGTGTCGCTTCTTCAGTGGAATTGTACAATCATACCCGGTTCTACAGTCGTACACACACTACATGCGATTGGACGATGACTCCTTTTTCCAGGAACCGTATCCGACTCAGCCCTCCATAAGTTCATGGTTGACAAAGGATTATGTCTATCGGTCTTTGTTCTGTGAAGCCAATGATCAGTCGTCATTGTTTGAGTTTACAATGGAGTTTGTGAAAAAGGAACTCGGAATTCAATACTATCTTCGTTTACCTAGACTCTATGCTATTTTGCGAACTAGAGGTGTTCTACTAAATGAACGATACACAGGTCTTGCACCGTATAACAATTTCCACGTCTCGAGTTTTCAAATGTGGAAGAGACCTTTAGTTAGAAAGTACATTCATGCAATTGAAACCAGTGGAAACATTTTCAAGAAAGGATGGTTGGATGCAAACATCCATGCAATGATCGTATTTGTCCTCTCACATATTGAAACGATTGAGGTTGGTACGGATACTACGTTCGGGTATCGACACAATACCCATATTTCTCCTATAGGATCTTTCAATGCGTTAGCAACACCTGATATTGACTTCTTTCCAGGTATGAAAGAACTTACAACAGCCTAAACGATAAAGTTGTTACTAAACAATGCAATATCCAATTTATAGCCCTGATATCCAACCGTATACAACCTCGGTTCGGAAAGCGATCGATGATGGGTGGATTAGTTCACAAGGAGAGTTTATATCAAAAGCAGAAAAGGCATGTGTAAACGTGATCGGTTCTCCTTACGTTGTTCTTGTAAACAATGGAACAAGTGCAACCCATCTTCTCTATAAGTCGCTGAAGTACAAATACCCGAACCTCCAACGAGTTTACGTGCCTGATTACGTATTCGTTGCAGTCTGGAACTGTGCATTATACGAATATACTCCTGAACAGATTTCGGTATTGAAAATGAACCCGAAGACATTGAACATGTGTGAAGACGAGGAATACTTGTTATCACTTGAAGCGAACTCTGCGGTGGTGGTTGTTCACAATGTCGGTAACATCGTCAATGTCCCTCGTATGCAACGATTACGTCCTGATTTAGTGTTTGTAGAAGATTGCTGTGAAGCATTTCTAGAATCGTATGAAGGAGTTACCGTAGGAACAAAGTCACTCTGTGCAGCAGTGTCGTTCTTTGGAAACAAGCTTATCACAACGGGTGAAGGTGGACTCTGGTATACACATGATAAAGATCTCTACGAGTTCATATACAAATCGTGCCATCATGGGACAACCACTGAACGTTATGTGTATGATGTCCTTGGTTACAATTACAGAATGACTAACTTGCAGGCTGCGTTTTTGTTTGATCAACTACAGGACATTCAAGCAATTCTACAACGGAAGCGTGAAGTCTATGAACGATATGTGCGATTGCTCAAAGACACCGACTATACTCCATCGACTACAGGCTTGTGGATGTTTATTCTGCGATCGAACACTGAACTTTACTCAACCCTCCAAACACGTCTACGAACGTGTGGTGTAGATGTACGACCTATGTTTTACAGCATTCACACACATAGCCATCTCCGATCGATTACAGCACAGTCACAGGATATCCAACACTCTTCGTTGTGTATGATTCCATCGTCTCCAACACTGTCTGCATATGATCAAACATACATCATTCACTGTATGATCCAACCCACTGTATTCGATATTCGTCAAGCAACATCCACAGGATTACATGAATTTCTAACCCATGAACTCCCACCTACGTTTCGGTATTTTCAAACACGAGATCCAACAACCTGCCTTGAGCGACATCAAATGACGGTATTAGTGTATGACCAAGGTAGTCCGGTTGCTTATGGACACATCGATGATTTCTGGATTGGCGTATGTGTTCTTCCAACCCATCAACGAAAGGGATACGGTTCGTACATTCTGAATTTCTTGGTACTCTATGCAAAAGCAATCAACGCTTCCTATTTGCGTCTCACTGTTGATAAGGATAATCATACTGCAAGTGAACTCTACATGAAGAAGGGGTTCACCACTCTTCAAATAGCGGATACATACTATTTAATGCGAAAGCAACTAGACTATATATGATCCGGTTACCAGTTTCAATTGGGGAAGCGATTGATAAACTCACAATCCTAGATATAAAGTGCAAGCGTATCCGCGATGAGACGCGAAGACAGCATTGTCAAACCGAATACGACTTGTTGTATGAAGAACTAAAGGAGTATGTCAATAACCTACCGTTCTATTACAAGCAGCTGTATACAGTGAACGACGAGATCTGGGTCATGCAAGACGATATACGCGCTTGTCCAGATCCACAGAAATGCGTGGACATATTAGACAAGAACGACATGCGATTTCGAATCAAAGATGTGATAAACCGTGCAGCAAAATCATACATTCGCGAACAAAAAGGATACCCAACAAGACGTGCTCTCGTAATTGGACACATGGGAATTGGCGATCATATTGGATTGATTGGAGCAGTACGATACATTGCTATGCAACACGATGAAACCGTTGTTGTTTGTAAACGACAGTATGCTACAAATATCCAGTCATTCTTCACAGACAATCCCACGATAAAGTTATGGGTTGTAGAGGGTGGTTACTTACAAGGAAAGAGTCCGTCCGACACACAGCGAGGTGAATGTGTTGAATACGATCCTGAAGATTGGACCACTGTGTATCGATCTGGATTTTACAAGCTCCCGCACTCTGGCTTCGGAGACCTTCCAAAGAACTTCTACATTGACATGGGCATTGATCCTGCAGTTCGACACACGCATTTCCATATTCCGAATACAGAGAATGCATTGGCGATGTATGAAACCGTACGTAACCAACCATATGTTTTTGTTCAACAACAATCGTCTTCTCATTTCACAGAGTTGGTGACGTGGGACAAAGATGAAATTCTTACAATTGACCCAAACGTAAACCTGTATCCTAACGATCATCCATGGCACACACTAGCACAGTCATTCGTAAATCAACCTTTCATAGATTACGTAGAACTCATCAAGCATGCAAAGGAAATACACACAATCGACAGCTCTTTTTACTGCTTGTCCTGTTATATTCCGTTAGAGGCTGAAATAAAGAGATGTTATTCTCGTGAAACAGGGGCTTTCATACCAACGTATGACTTTTCATAATGAGTCGTATTGCAGTAGTTACAGGAGCAAATGGACAGGATGGATCGTATTTATGCGAACTCCTGTTAGAGAAGAACTATCTAGTATTTGCCTGTATTCGCCGATCATCGCAGAATACGTTAGATCTACTTCAACCTATCCTTCCAAGGCTGAACATTCGATACATTGATATGAATGACGCGATCAGTCTATCCAATGTGATTCGCGAGGTAGACGAACTTCTACCCAACTATGAGCGTTGCGAAATCTATAACCTCGCTGCACAATCTCATGTACACGTCTCGTTTTTTATACCCGATTACACGTCTGAATGTGATGCTCTAGG